GCTGTATTAGTGATGTCAGCAGGGTTCCAGATGTCAGGGCGTTCTTGACTGCACCAACTAACCATAAGTGGGTCTTGAAGGGTAGTCCCCGCTGTAGCGGTATCGGGCGAACCTAGCGCGACTATGTACCGTTCGTCAGTCACCAAAACCCTGATCGCGACAGTGGGCGCGTAGCCATCAGCACCAGCGAGGTCTAGTATATCGACTCCGGGGGCTAGGACAATACCTGTAACAGACATGTTAGCCACTGCGTCCCAATAATAAATAGGGCCGTTAACGTAGTTGTAAACAAGGTCTTGTCCAAAGGTGTCACCGCTCCAGAGCCGCACACTCGCTGAGGATAGGGCAGAAGTGTAAGCAGTATTCCACGCTCTCCCTACCGCTGTGTATACAACGTCATAGACTGAGGCACCTACCATGTGCCCTTTAGCATTTGTAGTGCTCCGCACAACAGTAAGTGAAGTGGGGGAGGCTAATGTATAAGCCATCAATTCCGCGTCCACCATCAGGTACCCAGAGGCAGAAAAAGACGCAGTGCTAGCAACAGCGAGTGTCGTCGCGCTGCTATTGACCGTAGCAGTTAATGTAGAGAAAGCTGTACCATAGGCTAATGACTGCCAAGGGCCAGCACCCCAACCCGCACCCAAAATAGAATATGCTGCGCCAGCATGAATCTGATACTCTGCAACAACCGAACTGCCACCCCCCGCAGTGGCTGAAGTGCTCAGGGTGTTTATGTCAAAGGCTATGTAGTTTAGGTCGGTGGCACCGATACGGACTTCGTTATTAAGCTGCGCCAGTGTATAGGTGGAAAAGGTCGTAGCGCCGCTAAAAGTTACCCAATCACCCAATTCTGCGCCATTTGCGGTGCTCGCTACAACCACCCAAGAACTTGCGACTGTAACGCCTGAAGAATGCGCCGCCGCCGTTGTGCCATTATAGCCTCTGACACAGTTGTACAGGCTGTTGCCGCTAGCATTGGCTACATAGATTTCCTCAGCATCAATTCTGATGACGTAGGGTGTTACACGGGTGAAAGAGGTACCACTTGTAACTGGAATGGTAGTAGCGCTGTCAGAAATACTTGCAGACAGCGTAGAGTAAATAGGTAGAAAAGGGTTCGCCCCCAGTGTGTAGGTCGCACGAATAGGTGTTATGTTATAGAAAATCCCGCCACTGTATATGTAGTATTTTTGGTTTGTGCCTACGCCAAGAAGTAAAAAGTCACGCCGTCCTATCCACTCAACCGTGTGCCGACAAGCGCCGTCAAATGGTGCACCTTGCTGTACCCAGCCGCCGATTTTCTCTGGGAAGCCTGAGCGAAACCGAATTTTGTCGCAGGCGTAGTACGCCCCTTCGTTGGAATAGCTGGTAGATTCTCGACTGACTCCGGGTCTGAACTGAAGTGCTTGTAAGGGCATGTTGTAACCTCTTACTTAAGTCCGACTTCGGCAATAGTCCCAGCGCGAGTCAAAACCTCAAGCTCGTATGCTCCTGCGTAGAAGAAATCTACCCCATTGCAAAAGACAACCCGAGTGGTGCCGTTGGGTATGTAAACGCCTAGTGATCCACCACCAGATGATATGCCTACAGCAAAACCGCCGTCAGTAGCATTCGCTATGATGTATACTTTGGGCACTGCCGGGGCGATCAGATTTCTGGGTGCGGTAAGCGTAAAAAACGGTGTAAGCCATATCGACATAGAACGCGCTTCATCATTTGCACCGTCCAACGCGGATAAAGTATAGTCAGAATCTGGCATACGGATTTCGATGTAACCGGAAATGGCGTTCTCGATCAGCGTGCCGAGGTTGTTGTTGGTAGTGTTACCCCAGACGTTCTGCTGTTCACCGGAACCAATAAGCTCTAAGCGTAAATTGGGAGAATAGGTACTAGGCATCTTATTTCTTCTCTTTGGTAACGAACGCTACAACACTAGCGGTGGCTGCTGCCAGCTCTACGATACTCTGAGTAAGCTCAGAGTTGAAATGGATATTCACTGAGGCTAGAAACCCTATGATGGCGTACCACGAGGTCTTTTCTTGCAGTCGATCAAGAAGCCATTGCGTGAAGGAGTTCAGTTTCATCTCGGTATCTGCCAATGCGGGCCATCGGGGAATTTCTTCCAATCCCCGCCCCAAGTAATATCTACGTCCAATTCTTTAGCCGCCTGCTTCATCGCAGGGGCTAGTTCTCTGTAATACTTCCAATCCCAACTTGCCTGCCCATCTACGAGTGGCGCTATGTCTACTGCATGGCCTGTGAGATGGTAGGAGTTCATGGTTTTGGATGCGCCTTTGGCTACCAGATATTGCTGGCGCTCTTTCGTCCGTAAGCCTTCAATCACTACGAAATCAATAGGTGTGATCTCAATAGCGCGTTTGACGACTTTCACCAAGTCAGGGTGCACCCCTCCAAGGCGTTTCAAGGACTTAGAACTTAAGCCAAAGGCCATCTCGTTACTCCTTACGCTTCGCTTTCGTCAGACTTTACCTGCTCTTCAGCCTGCTCCTTGATCTTTAAGACCAGAGGGAATGCTCCTGACTTGGTAGGCAGATCGCCCAGCACAGCCAGAATAGCGTTGACTTCATCGACGGTAAGGAACAGAGAGATTTCTTTCATTATGCGACCTTTTCAGATTCGTTGGTTGGCATCCATGGTAGGACGATTGATTGCGGTTGCGGGGTGCGCTGTCTTTCAATTTGCTCGATAACGCGATCCTCGAACTCCTTTACTCTATCACCCAGAGCCTTCTTTGTCCACGCAACCGCCTGCTCCTTCGTCACCTGCTCAATAGGTGTAAAGGCAGAAGGATCAGGATTGCCAAAAGATACATCGCTTTGCGTAAACCCTTGTAGGTCTCCATCTGACCCTTTGACATCGAAGCATGCTTGGATAGCGACATTGTTAAGGCCGTCTTTGTTTACGACTTCCAGACGGGTGATGATCCATTCGATTGCTATTGCCATTTGTGTTTCCTAAGTTGATTAAGCCAACAGAACTTTCTTCCAAGCCCCATTATAAACGTAAAAATTGTTGTTAGTGGTGTCATAATACATCGGTACTCGACCTGCGATAGCAGTGGGTACACCAGACGGAGCGCCAGCAGCCGATGGTATGTAGAAGAACCCGTCTGTCATAGCGGTTGTGCCAGAGGTGCCGTGGATATTTCCGGTTGACGTAACCCGCACCCTTTCGGTTCCGCCCGTAGTGAGGGTCAAATCTGCGCTAATTGCACCTATTCTAGTGTTGTTAGAGGTAGTGACTGAGTTTCTTAGAATAAAAAAGCATTCAGTGCCCCCTGTGTTTGCTATAATAGCGGTACTTGAAGTGACTGCTGTTTGTACATGGAAAGGGGCGGCGGGGGCAGTGCCTATTCCCACATAACCATTTGCTGCAATCTGCATCCTTTCAGTGGGTGTACTTGCATTACAAGTACCAAAAGAAAGATATGTGCTGCTGCCGCCGCCTGACTGGATATAAGCGTATCTATTATCTGAAAAATCAAAAGCGCTAGTTATAAAGGTTAGTTCTGACAATGGCGTGCCTGAACCATTCCTATTTTGAATAATGGTTCTAGTGGTGCCGTCTTGATCCTGTCGAACATGCAGTCTTGACGCGGGCGAGGTTTGCCCAATACCCACATTGCCCGCGTTGCTTATCCGCATTCTTTCAGTCGGGCTAGACGCCCCATCAGCCGTTGTTTGGAAAACAATGCGCCCCGGCATATCGTTGGTGCCGGGAGTACCATCAACATGAAAGTTAATTTGCGCAAGCTGAATGAAGTTAGTACCGTCAAATCCACGTACGTCAAAGCGCCCCGCCTCATCACCAGAAGATACGACTGTTTTGGACGATATTGTCCCGTTTGCCCGATAAGCAGCAAAAATAGGGATGCCCGCCGCAGAGTTATTCCTTACCCAGTTTGTTGCATTGGCAAATGTCTCCAAGGCAACACTAGCATCACCGCCTATACCGACATTACCCGCAAAGTAGTTACTAGCATTGCCTGCCGCGTAGAAGTTGTAGCGGCCTGAGCCGGAGGGTATGTTGGAGTGGAAGCCGAAGTTGTTGGTGGCTCCTGTTAAGCTGCTATCAGCGGCAAATCCGTATTGATTTGTAATCGTTGATCCGGCCCCAAAAGAGCCTTGCAGGGCTTGGTAGTGCATAAGGTTTGTGAGTGTGAACGCTGTCGCGGAAGTAGACGCACTCGTAGCAAAGTACGTTGCAACTGCGGTTACATCAGATTGAATTTGGCCGATGGACGTAATACCCCTAGAAGTAACCGCCCCTGTAATGTTTTTAGATACTGCAAGGTTCCTACCAGCAGCGGGTGCTCCACCAATCCCCACTTGTCCTGCGCTATCAATCCTCAGTCTTTCGGTAGGACTCGGAGCACCATCAGCCGTTGTGCTGAATACCAACCTTCCGGGCATATCGTTAGTGCCGGGAGTGCCGTCTACGGCGCCGGTAACGCTTGCTGCGGGTATAAATCCTGTGCCATCTGCGCCGTTAAAATATACTTCCCCAAGCGTATCGTTGCTAAGAACAACCGTATTGCCGCCTAACGATCCGCTACGCGACCTGTTAAATTCAAGACCCGACCCCCCTGTTGATCCTGAATTAAACCGACTGATTGTCGCTGAAGCTTGAGTGTAGGCAATTCCTTGAAGTTGGAAGTTATTGTCGTTACCTCTTGTTGTCACTGATGCTGCGCTACCAAGCAGTAGTCTCCCAGCAAAATAGTTGTCAGCAGTGCCCGCCGCGTAGAAATTGTAACGACCTGAAGCAGAGGGTATGTTTGAGTAGAAGCCGAAGTTGTTAGTGGCTCCTACTAAAGAGCTGGTAGCTTCAAAACCTATTTGAAATGTGATTGCCGAACTAGCGCCAACTGTTGATTGGTTCGCCTGAAAATGAGAAACTGTGCCTACCGTGAACGCAGCGGCTTGTGTGCTAAGAAATGTTACATATCCTCTTGCTGTAGTCGTTACATCCGATTGCACTGCGCTTTCGAGCCGATAGCCTTGTGCTACTGTGCCCCCAGTGATAGGTAAGGCATTCGCTATACCGGACAACGATCCCAAGACGTTAACACCTACTTTACCAGCAAAATAGTTGTCAGCCGTACCCGCCGCGTAGAAATTCCAGCGGCCTGAGCCGGAGGCTACAGTTGAATAGAATCCGAAGTTGTTAGTGCCGTTCGTTAGCGGATCGCATTGAAACCCGAAAAGATTCGTTATGATAGACCCAGCACCTTTTGTGCCTTGCGCCGCACGAAAGTTTTGAACCGCGTTAAGCGTAAACGCTGTTGCTGCGGTGTTTATAGTAGATAGGTACCCGACACCTTCAGCCGTAACAGTGCTACCGTAGGTGGGCGTATTGTTTATATTGTAGCTGTAGGCATTCACCGGGGAACCTGTTATATACAAGGTTCCGTCATTTCCGGGTGTCCTACCAATCCCCACCCTACCCGCGTTATCAATCCGCATCCGCTCCGTAGGAGTAGAAGCACCATCAGCCGTTGTGCTGAACACCAGCCTTCCGGGCATGTCGTTGGTGCCGGGAGTGCCGTCTACTGAGGATACTATTGCGGCTGCTTGTATATATGCAGTGCCATCGTACCCGAAAAATTGAGTGTCCCCAATCGAATCTCCCGATACGACTACAAGCGGAGATGCGTTTGTACCCCTTGCTTTTCTAAAGGAAACAACTGACTGATTAGCGTCGGTGCTGGCGCGTGTAAGTTGCAGAAAGTTTCTGCCGTCAGCAACCAAATTCAAGTTTTCTGTGGCTGTCGTTGCCCCAATAGCAACTTTTCCGCTTGCATCAACAATAAACGGCGTGCTATCAGGATTTGCACTATCCTCAACGACCAAAGCATTGCCAGCGCCCGTTTGTGTGATGCGTAGGGCATCTGAGGCGGAAGCGGCTACGACGTTTAGTCGCGCCCCCGGAGAAATAGTCCCGATTCCCACATTGCCAGAAGTGTCGATGCGTACTTGTTCAGCACCGCCCGTGTAGAACGTGATAGGCAGGTACGTGCCCGCACCGTAGTAGTCGGAAGTCAGACGAACATCGTTATCGGAACCCGACACGCGCAGATCAAAGTACGAGGCATTGGTCAGAGTCGAGCTGTTGACGCCATAGATACCTGAAGTGCTGCCAGTGCCGTTAGGCATGATCCCAACAAGCGTAGTGCTGTTAGCCGTTGAGGTTTGGAACAGCAGGCGATTGGTTGCGATAGGGTCACTGAAATTAGCCTTTATCCTAGCGCCGGTACCCGTGAACGTCAGGTCTCCTGAGATAGACGCTGAGGTGAAGTCGATAGAGTCAGCGGGTTGAAGCTCTTCAATGGTATTGCCGTTCAGGACTAGGGGGTAACGAATTGCCATGTATATTCCTTGTTAGGTCGCTGTGATTACTGCTGTCGTGCTGGTGGCGGGAGGGAACTGCACCGTGAATGTGTTGTTGGTCGGCATGTATGTGCCGCCGAAGTTGAGCACCGCTACCGCTGGTTTGCCTACGGCTGAGTCGTTGTAGATCATAGCCCCTGCCGCAGAGAACGACGCGGCTAGCCACACGGAGTCATCAAAGTCTACGAAAATGGTAGTCCCCGCTTGACCGACGCTTTGACCTGTTAAGACATTCCCGCCTGTAGTGTATCCACTGCCGTTAGGCACCTCACCCGTGGTGCCCGTGTAGCTTACCGTAGAAGAGTTCAGATCGGCGCTAGCCGTGTATAAGGCAATCTTGAATGTGTCTCCGCCAGTGGCGAAGTTGTGCACGCCTTGGAATAGTTCGGATTTGAATGTCGAAACAATACTTTGGGTAATAGCCATTACGTCACCATATCCCTGACTTGCCCTTTACGGTATGTATCACCTCTATTCTTACCATCACCCAACTGTTTCAGTTCTGCCATAGCTTCTTGGAATTTGGCTTGATAGGTTTGAATCAGTTCAGGCTCGCCTTTGAGGTAGATGTACGCTTCGACTAGCGTACCCCAGAGCAGCACATTGGAGAAGTTGACTCCCAGCCAGCTCGTCCCTGCGGTTACGATACTCGGTGGGTAAGCGTAGTAATTTACGTTCAGCGAGTAGACGGCATTAGGCGTCGGCCCCAGCGCTATTTGAGTTGCGTCGTTCAGCGCATAGGTTGTGGGAAGGCCGGTAGTCGCTGGAAACGGATAGGCTTCTCTGATGTAGTTCACATCCTTGTTCAGCAGGTATACGTACCCCTCTGTAGGGCTGATGACGGCTACCGAGAACATAGACAAAAAGCCAGAAGGCAGCGTTACATACTGATTGCTTGCTACGGTCGATAGAGTGGCAGTCTGCCTAAACGCAGGGAGCTGGACGCTGTTGTTTACTATTACCTCGGTGTTCTGAACAAACACAGGGATGTTAGCGACGAACGTAGGTTCGTCAACTTCTGTGAATTGCTGTATGGCAGTTCTAAGGCTAAGATAGTCCATAGCTAAATCTGTCCGACTAAAGAATAAAGACCTTTTATTTTATGCGGTTTTGTTATAGCGCAATGGATAGTCTCTCTAGTCACACCAAAATGCGCTGCTGCATGTTTTCTGGATATAAATGTTACTTGAAGTTCTGGGCAGTACACAGGCTTGTATTTTGCCCTAGCCGTCCTATCCCTAGCCTCTTTTGGTTGTGGTTTCTGTAAATTCAGTAGTAATTTAGCCTTAACCGCTGGATCGCTGACCGCTTTTTTTATCCCTTCTATCCGCTTGGCCCGCACATTCTGATCGCCCCATGACTTCTTAACGGTTTCAGAACGAGACTTTAGCGTGCGTCCTTTTTTCACATGCCCTTCCCAACGTTTAACCCCACCCTTGAATTGTATCAGCTTTTTGCCTTGCTCCTGCTTAGCCTCTAAAGAGACAGCAGCGGCCATTTTAGCTATAGTGGTCGCCCTCCATTTAGGATCAGCCCAGCGCTTTTTAGCGGCGTAAGAGCGCTTTGCGCGTAACTCATAAGGAGTTATTCTAATGGGACTACCCGCACCACCTTTAGTCATGTTGTAAGCGGGGGCCAAATCCGCTATCAACGCTACTTCAGCAGCATCAAGCCCATTTTTGTCAAAAGCTATGTAGGCTTCCACTATGCTAAAGGCACGCTCGCCATAAATGCTAATCGCTCTACTAATGTCAAATTTGGGTTTTTTTGCGTTTGCTACATGCGCCCGCCATCTAGCTTTTACAGGCTGGATCGTCTGCCCCACGTACTGACAATGGGTGATTCGATTAGTCAAAATATAGACGCTCCCGTACCTCATATTTTAGCCTAGTTTATTGCTGCACTTGGTGCCTTTGGTGGCTGCGCCCGTACCGCGAATCTTAACCGTCTTGGTGTTCGGTATGTTGTTCGGGTAGCCGTTACCATGCGGCTGCGGTACGTCCTTGATGCCGCGATACTCTTCAGTACCCTCAGTGTGCTTGCTGGTGTCGTATTTAGCCATTAGCGACCTCTTCCAGAAGATTTCTGATTCATCGCACGAGACATGTTCTTGCCGAATTTCTTGCGATCCATAGAAGTCGGGCCACCTTTCTTCAGACCTTTCATAGACTTCTGTTTGTCGTGCTTCTTATCCATCGGGGACTTCTCCCAGTCACTGAAAGACATCTTGTGTTTCTTCGCAAGCTTTTTGTCCTGCGAAATGTCTTTGCTGGAACCTTCCCACATATCTTTAGCCATTTCAATTACCTCTAAGTAATTTTAACAAATACATCGTTCAACGTAAAATCAACCTGCTGAGTATCGACAGGATTGAAAGCAAAAAACCCACGGGAAGCATTGAGGTTTGTATCGGGTCTTGGATTGCGTAGTGCTTGCGGATCATCTGCGGCCTTACGGGAGCCTATAATACCGACCCAGTTTTGCGGGTGGTCTATTTCCCAGCACTCAGGACAAACCCTCTGGTTTATGATCTTGCCAAGGACTACGTACGTTTTGAGCTTCGGTAAGTCGTATCTGAACCCGCAACGGTCACAGAAACCAAACGCTCTTTTCTCACTGGCAAATCTGCCGCCCATTTACCAACCCCTGCCGCCAACGTAGCCGATATGCGGGATAAACCGCACCGGAGCGCGATCTCTGTCTTCCTGCGCGGCTAGGTCATACGCCTCATCATACAGCTCTTTCAACGCCGCAATACGATCCATAGCGTCAGGAGTCTTCAATGCCAGATAATAGGCTAACCCTGCGATGAGGGCGGGCGTAAACCTAAACGGTATATCCATTGTGTTAGCACCTGATTGTCCTGCATCTTGGATGCGACGTAAGCGCCAATAGACAAGAGTGTAACTATTATCACTAGCAGTAGGCCATATTTTAACGTGCGGTATAGGAGAGACTCGATCCACATAGATTTGTATAGGTCTTCCGGTAGCTAGCTTATTGGGGATAGATGCGTAGGTCGGTAACGCAACTCGGGCTATCTGAAGGTCAACTTGGTTCGCGACACTGCCGGGGTTCTGCCGAATTACATGCTCAATGATGTCTACGGTATCTTCAGGTAGGTTGTACTGCACAGTGCCTGCGGTCAACGAGATTTGTCCCTGCTCTATAGTCCAGAGATTGAGTCCTTTGTTGGCCCACTCTTGAAACAATAGGTTGAGGCTGCGTCTTGCTGTGCGGAACTGGTATCCTGTCCTGACCTCGACTCCGCATCTTTCAAATGCTTCCTCGATGATCTCGGTCATGTCTGGGTTCCACGATGCCGTACCTGATGTGCTCATGTCAGCAGTTCCATGCTCTCAAAGATTTATTGATGCGGCTGTTCGGGTCTTTAGCAGTTTTCGCAGAAGTGTTGACTTTCTTCATGCCTTCCATGCGAGCGCAGAATGATTTCCTGCGGCTGGCGTCCTTCTTGGTTTTCGGTTTCGGCGCAGGGGGTTTCAGGTTCATACCCTGAGCTTTAGCGCTAGCGCGACCCTTTGCGTTGAGACCACCCTTCGGGTTCTTACCTTCTGCTCTAGTCCATGCTGGTGACTTAGCCATTATTTCTTCCTCGCAGCTCTCATGTTATCAACGAGATTCGGATACGGACGCCCTGCTTTCTTAGCCATAGCCTTAGCCGCAGTCTTCTTAGCCGAGCTTAGTTTCTTTGGCTTGTCCAACCCTTTCGGTCTTGGTTTGTCCCAGATTGCTTTAGCCATTAGGTTTGCCCATCGTTCTTAATGAGGATCATACCAAAATAAGAGGATACTGTATTGGTACCGCTAGATGTGATTGCTCTAGCCTCTATGTCAGATTTCTCTGGTATAGCAATAGGATAAGGAAAGTCATAGTTGACCTGCCCTGTGGCAAACACTGTTACGGCTGATGTTATGAATGGCGAACCTTGGTTGCTAATTACCAATCGACCCGTAACATACCCAGCACCAGTGTCCTGCCCTGATAACCCGCCTACTCTGAAATAAGCCGTGTAGCCTGCGGGAACGGTGTAAACTCCTGATGCTTCTTTGTTGAAGCCGGGAGGAACCAATTCGTGCACAACAGCCGGTACGCCTGTGGTTACAGTACCAGTGCCTACATAAAGCGTGCCGACGTTGCCGCCATTTACGCCCTTGTCAATGACCGTGACCCCTATTACGCGCAGGTAGGTCTTAGTCGTAGCTACCGCTGTTTGCCCTGCTAGCGTGACCTGCTCTGAGATTGGGTTGTAGTTTTGATCCAAGCCTTCAATCAGAACAATGTGTGCACCTGTACCAGAAGGGGATGTGTCGTTAGCTGAACTCGATGATACAGTCATCGTTGCAGCGGTAGTCCGGTACACGCGGGCAGCGGCTAAATTCCAGATGGGGATTAAGGCACCGTCTACTACTGTAGAGTACCCAAACTTATAGACCGTTGTGTGCCCTGTAATCTGCCCACGAGAAACCTGCAAGTCGAAAGGCTCGTAGCGCCCAACTCTTGAGATAGAAGAAACAATACTTCCTGATGCCATTATCGGCTACCTTTGTTGAGGTCTTCGCACAAGCATTGCGTTAGGGTCGCCTTGAATTTGCAGTCCTTGTGGAGACATGTATTGACTGAGGCTGGGTGGCTTCCCCCACTGTTGTAGTGGGTTCTGCATTTGGTCGGCAGGATGACCGCCGACGCCACCATCGCTACCGCTTTGGTCAAACCCCATTTCTACAGGTGGGTATGGCACTCCAGTATCCGGGCCGCCGACGTTTTGCACAGGCGGTACATTGTTGTTCAACGCCGGAGGGTTCGGTTGGTTGGGTTGCCCTTGCTGTGGGTACTGCATGAAGTTCGAGTTGGGCGAAGCGAAATTGTTATACCCCGATTGCGTATTGAACTGGGGCATAGGGTTCACTTGCTTACCGAACTGCAATGGCGCGTTTAGCGGCCCGCCCCCGGCGTAGCCGGGGGGTTGTTGGGCCTGTCCTTGTGGTTGTCCACCGCCAGCCATTACCGCATCTTCCCTTTGCCCCAACCCTTCTGGGCTAGGCCAACACCGCGTGGTTTACCACCTTTGCCTTTTTCCATTCCCTTGTTGCCACCCAGCGACGCGATACCGCCTTTCTTCAGAAGCTGGCGAGCACCGAAGTCGTGCATCCCTCTGACTCCCGCAGGAGGCGGTGGAAGCGCTGTAGGCGTTGTAGGCGCAGTAGGCGCTACCGGCTTAACAGGCGTTGTAGGCGCAGTAGGCGTTACCGGCTTAACAGGCGTAGTAGGCGTTACCGGCTTAACAGGCGTAGTAGGCGTAGTAGGCGTAGTAGGCGTTACCGGCTTAACAGGCGTAGTAGGCGTTACCGGCTTAACAGGCGTAGTAGGCGCTACCGGCTTAACAGGCGTAGTAGGCGCAGTAGGCGTTACCGGCTTAACAGGCGTAGTAGGCGTTACCGGAGGCTGCGGAACAGGAGCCGGAGGCTGCGGAACAGGAGCCGGAGGCTGCGGAACAGGAGCCGGAGGCTGCGGAGCTACCGGTGGCTGCGGAGCAGGAGTAGGTGTTGTCGCTGTAGGCGGCTTAACTGGCTTAACTGGCTTGACCGGCTTAACTGGTTTGACCGGCTTAACTGGTTTGACCGGCTTAACCGGCTTAACCGGCTTAACCGGCTTAACCGGCTTGACAGGCTTGACAGGCTTGACAGGCTTGACAGGCTTGACAGGCTTGACAGGCTTGACAGGCTTAGTGGTCGTAGTCGGCTTGACAGGCTTGACAGGCTTGACAGGCTTGACAGGCTTAGTGGTCGTAGTCGGCTTGACAGGCTTGACCGGCTTGAC